TAAAAAAAGATGGCATACAATAGTACAATAATAACAAAGAAAAAGCGTTGTGTTAATTGTGGCAATATTGATTATTGGTTTTCTAAAAAGATGTGTAAACAATGCGCCACAGTACATTCTACGCAAAAAAGAATGGAAGAATTTGAAGATGATACAGAAAGTTTTCAGAATCTTGTTCAAGACCTTGACCATGTATTTAGTCAATACATTAGAAATAGATATGCAGATAAAACTGGTATTGTTGAATGTTATACTTGTGGTAAAAAACATACAATTGCAGAAATACAATGCGGTCATTTTATGGGCAGGTCAAATTTAAGCACTAGATGGATGGAACAAAATTGCAGACCACAATGTATGGAATGTAATTATTTCAAAACTGGTAATATAGAAGAATTTGAATATAAATTACATGAAGAAAATAATGCTATAGTTGAATATTTAAGAGAAACAGCTAGGCAAACAGCAAAACCTACAAAAGATGAGCTAAAGGGCTTAATTCTAGAATATAGGGCAAAGCTAAACTTGGTAAAAAAGAAATTTATTGAAAAATAATTTATATTTTTACGGTGGTTATCATAGTTTGTAGTTTCAGCCCCATGTTTTAGAATGACATGGGGTTTTTTATCGCTCAAACATGAGCCGATTATTGGTCATTTACGGCTCAAAGTTGCCTTATTGAATAACTTTTATGATTGATAAAGTTTACTATTAGCGAACTTTTGTAACCAAATTGGGAACATTGTACAATGTTTTAGGTACAATATGTAAAATGTTGTAATGGAATTAGGGCAAATATGTTACTGATTTATATAGACTTGTAACAAAATTTGTTAATTGTTGGTAGTCATACTACGCAAGTCCTCCCCTTGTCGTAAAGCTATAACTTGACAAATAAGCAAAAAAAAGGCTCCCAAGTAGAAACTTAGGAGCGATACCAGTTAAACCTTTAACTATGTCTTATGCGGATACAAATATATACAAAAATTTAATTAAATTTATTTTTTTAATTAAATTAATTAAATTAATTTTGTTCCAAAACACACAACATGGCAAGAAGCATTTCCCCCGATTCAGTTTCCAGTAAGGTTGCTGACTTAACATTAGGCGAACATCTTAGGTTAGATAATCCATATACTTCCGTAATGGTTATGGTATCCAATTTAAAGAAAAAAGACGCCCACAAAGATAAATTATTTAAGATTAAAGCTACTGACAACACTACTACTGTAACCAGAATAAAATAAACCAATATTATGCATATACAAACGATTAACTACACTAGAACATTTAACTTAGGAAACTATTCTTCTGAAAAAATTGGCGTTGAATTTGCTCTTAATGAGGGCGAATCTGCTACAAAGGCTCTTGATTACGCAAGAGAACTTGTGGAAGAGTATCACAAGCAAAATGTAATTAAATTAAAAGATTTAAACGAATTTTACCAAGAAGTCCCAGATGAAATTATTCCTACCCAATCTAAAAAATCTTTAGCTGAAAAAACAATAGAGTTTATAAATGCTTGCAAGACTAAAGAGGAGTTAAGAGCTTGGGAATTAATGGCTAAAAATAATCCAGAAGTATTGGAATCTTATAACGCTAAACATAAATCTTTATAACTATGAATTGGAATGAAACGCTAATCAGAGCAAGCTCTGTAGGGTATATAATGACCGAACCAGTAACCAAAGCGGACAAAGAAGCTGGGTTACTTTCTAAGACCGCACAAAGACATTTGCTTGATGTTTATATTTCTAATAAGTATAATAGGAGTAAAGATATTCAAACAAAGCAAATGAAAAAAGGTATTGAAGTAGAGCAAGAATCGATTGATTTATTGTCTATGTTCTTAAAAAAACCTTTTGCTAAAAATACGGAAAGATTTTCAAATAAATACATAACAGGGCTACCAGATATTATTGATGATGGAATTATTGATATTAAATCTAGCTATGACCTATGGACATTTTTAGGTAATATCCCAGATAAACTTGATAATTTATACTATTGGCAAATGATGTCATATATGTGGCTTACGGGTAAAACCAAAGCTACCATTGCTTATTGCCTTGTAAATACACCAGATAATATTATCCAACAAGAGAAGTATTACTTACTTAAAAAGCTAGATGTAATTTCAGAAGAAAGCCCAGAGTTTGTAAGAGAAGCTATGAAGTTAGAATTAAACATGAAGTTTGATGATATAGCTATGGAAGAAAGAATACTTATGTTTGAAGTTAATAGAAACGAAGATGATATTTTACGCATTGAGCAAAAAGTAGAAAAAGCAAGAGAATTTTTACAAGATATTGAAAACACCCACAAAAACTTTAATAATGGCAAAATCTAAAAAAGAAAAACAATTAAACCTTCCGCAAAATGCAGAACCATTAAACGGATGCGATTTCTGTATGCAATTTGATTATGATGAACCCCATGTAATTGGCGCAAGTGAAGATGCTGATGGAGTTTTAGAATTAGTAATAAAATCTTATTTAGATGCAGGTTTAACTTTTGTATGCCCAACTACACAAAAGAAATTAAGAATATATGCTAGACCATTATCAGATAAAGGAAAAGCAATTTTAAATCAACAAAAAGAAATTAAAAATTAACAAATGAAATTAAAAGAAATTGAAAACAAAGAGATTTTTTTAAAAGAAAACTACCCATTTGCAAATGTTCCAAAATTAGGTGACAAAAAACATTGTTTACATTGTAATAAAACAATTACTGTTGGAGATTACAAGGTAGAAACATCATTTAACGTATTAAAAGATGCTGATCATGATTACATAGTTTGTCCAAATGCTCCAGAATGTAATGGCAATTGCACCGATTGGGTAGATTTAGAACCAGAAGATTAAGATTTTTTATGCGCATTAGCAAATTTGCGAGCAGCTTCAACGCTACCAAACCCCCAAGCTTTTAATGCTAGGGCTTTCCTTGTTGGTTCTCCATTAGGTTTTTTCATTGCACCTAACATGCCTGCAAAACGAGCTGCAAAAGAAACTCTTCGAGGATTAACGCCAGCTTTAACTGGGGCTTTTAAATTACCTCCAGTTTCAGAATTATATGATGCTCTGCCTTTGGCGTTTAAACCGCCTTCAGGATTTTTCCCTTCTTTACGTTGCCAAGCTCCTGCCATAACTATTTTTTTTCTTCTGATTTAATTTTCTTTTCTTGCTTTAACATTTCGGCAGTTGGTTTCTTACCACTTCCTTTGTTAGCACGAATATTGTCCCATAAACCGCGTGGAGAATACGAGCCATCTGCTCGCTTCATCATTTTTAATTTACCTTTCATACCACTAAGATACGAATTATTTCCAATTCTCAGACTTCCATATAGCCAAATCTAGACCTTTTAAATTTTCAGGGGGTGTTGGCAATAAATTAGCTATTTCCTCCAAATTTGGGGCCTCTGTGTGATAAGGGGGCATATTCTTGAAAGGAGCGCCTCTTTTAACTTGCTTTTCGCCATAATTGTCCATTAAATAATTTAACACAGATTGCGCCGATGTCAAATTCTGCTCTTTTTGAATCATATCCAACTTATCTAAGTCAAATCTAACTCCAATTGGTTTGCTTTTTGCCATATAAATATTTTGTAGCTACAAAGATAGGACAAATTTACCAATGTAGCTACAATAATTAACTTAATTCCCCCTCTCTCCCCAACCAACAACCAACTTAAAACACTACCCCTACCAAGCTAACCACTGGAAGCAGTGCAAGACCAAAACCATAACGACCAACCCCAACCAAAACCAATACCAATAAGCAAAGGCAACGGAGTGCAAGACATCCAATAAAGCGACCTACCCAGTGCAAGAAAACGGAAACCCCAAAAAATTGCAAGAGGATTTCGAGCGGGGGGGTGCCTTAAACAACTGTTGATGTAGAACTTTCGGAAATTATTTTTAATATATTTTGGTTATGGTGGAAAAAATATTTCGTATATTTGGTAAAATTATCTTTATGTATAAAAACATGATGGACTCAATGAAAAAGCCAGTTACAATGGAATCAAAGATGGCAAAGAAAAGC